CCCGTGGCCCAGGTTGCGGAACCCGATAAAGCTCAAGAGCTTCGTAAACGCCCGCGCGTCTTCACCCAGAACCTGCGGAGCAGTAAAAAAACCAGGAGCGTAATCATCGAGCCATCTCCTGATCGCTGGCAGGTTGTTCCGGATCTCTAAAGCCACCCGAAGCTCTCCCCACTCCCGCACGGTGGCCCGGTCGAACGCCGCCCACACCCACGGTAACACAAGCCCGGGCGCGGCAGTTTTGATAGCCCCCAGTCCCATGATCACCGCTGGCTTGCCGGTGTCCTTCCGCCGAAAGGTAACAGGCTTTAGAGNCGGCAGCAAGTCCAAAAACTCGGGCCGCTCCAACATGCCGAACCAGTCGGCCGCCTCGTCCGGCCGAACCTCGATATCAACGAAGTCAACCGGCTCAGCCGGGACCAGATCAACGCGGGTTTGTCTTGAGGTTGACATACAGCCCCACGATCTCCATCGGGTATGGCGCGTCTGTCTCGACCAAGATCGAGCCGTCCCCATCCCAGTTGCCACCAACCGCAACAGTTATGTCCTTATACGCCGGGACAGGTGGTGCATCCATAATGTTCGTTGTGTCGGCTATCACCACGTCCTGCGTGTCAACCCCGCTGCTGACCGAGATCTCACCCGCTACTGCCGCCCGAAGCCGAAGAGTAGCCCGCGTCGGAACCACCGGCTCACCAGCATCGGACGGCACCAACCCACTACTAAGATGCAACGGCATCGTCCGGAACCGGGTCTTGTAGGGGAACCCGGCATACAGCAGCCCGGCAGACTCGTTGGCCGCAAGCGACGCCTTAATGACCCCGTTTGCCACCAGTTTGAGATCATCGCCGTCCTGCGTCGCCGCATAGGTATAAGGGCCAGTGCGGCGCTTGAAAGCCAACGGCCGCAGCCGGTTGGAGAACGGCTGCAAGACCACGCCGGTGGCCGGAAGGTTGAGGTCGGCCGGGGTTACGTCAACCGTCGGGGTGGCCTCGAACGCGATCCGGAAGGTGCGGTTGGTTGTATCAAGGTTCTTAATCACAAACACCTCGCGGTCTCCCGCGCCAATGTTAATGATCTTGTTCTCCTTCCGCCAGCGCAGGCCCCGGAACTCGATCTTGTCGCCATCGGCCGGAACCGGCGACGTGGTAGTATATTTAAACACCATAACGCCGCCGGAGACGTAAGCATCTTCAATAATGTAGTCTGGGTCAACCCGCCGCCATGAGTCAACATACGGCACAGCTTCGACCGCATAAAGCGCCTGATAAACTGGCGTATCGTCGGTGTGGTCTTCGGTCAGCTGCTCATCCTGGATCTTCTCAAGATCAGTCTTGAGAACACCATTAACATGGCGGCTGACGGCCAAAAACAGCGCGTCAGTAAAAGACCCATCTGTTCGCTTGACCGGAACACAAGCCACATCCAGGACCTTCGGCGGCCCCCCGTTGTAAGCGCCACCCAGACGGTGCCGGTGCGCGCCCATCACCTCCTGTTGTCCCTCAATAGTCCAACCATAAAGAGAACCATTCCGATCCAAGGCCCACAGAACCGAATAAGGGCTTTGCTGGTAAGCAAGCCGCCGGAAGCCTTGAACCCCGAGATGCGGAGCAAGAATGGTGGCATCGATGGTGTCAAAGTCCTGATCGTTTGTAAACCTAATCTGACGAATACGATACCCGCCGCGCTCAATGAAAAACACGCTGCGGTCAATGCTGGCAGGTTGACGTAGCTCGCTGCCGCGCTGGGTGATCACTCGCGCCGAGGCTTCTGTTGGGGTCAGAATACCCGAGACGCCCGGCACAATGATACTCTCCGCGCTGTCGCCGCCCACCAGCAAGCCGCCCGGAGAAGACAGCACCCAACGCACCGGCGCGCCGTCCACACGCCGGGCGATGCTCTTGTCGGCATTGCTTGCGGCGGTGGCCGTTGGATCCGGGCTGATGGTCTCGAAGTTGTCAAAGCTGTTCGAAACCGAAGACACCACAAGATCGGGTTCCTCGGCAAAACCGCCATACCACAGCCGCGACTCGTGGAAGCAGATTGCATTGCAACCTTTGGTTGAAGAAAACAGCCCGAGCGCCCAATCCGCCTGCGGAGTCGCAGGCAGCGCTGGGCCGCCAATCTGATAGTTCCCCGTCACGTTAACCTGGGTCGGCGAGATGACAGACGTGATCGTGGTGTAGATCGCCCGCTTGTTCACCGTGTCGCGCACAAAGAACGCACGCCCGTTATCCGCCGCAATGAAAGTCGCCGTGTTCATCGTGATTGTCAGCGACGGCCAAGTGCCGGTTATGCTGCTGACAACCTTTGAAGAATCCAGGTTCAGCGGCGCAAGCGGAGCGCGGCCGTTCAAAAAAGTGACAGGAGTTGTAGTAAAGGTGTTAACGGCAGTCCGAGTAAACTTGATCGGCGGCCAGTTTGGATTAACAAGATACAGAACGTCGCCAGTCTGCGCGTAGGCAATCTTGTCAATATTAGTGTAAGAATACATCCAGAAAGTCTCAACACCGTCCTGTAGATTGAAAACTCTTGCGCCGTCGGTTTGGATGACCACGATGTAGGCGGTCTCCGAGTCCACGATAAACGGAATAACCCGCGCGCTTGTGGAAGCCGGAAGGTCAGCATGCCAACGCGACGGCGGCCTACGAATGACAGCCCCCTGCGGCAGCGGAATGGCATTTTCCAAAACCTGAAGCGCGCGACTGTGCTGGTCGAGATCAAAGCGACCAATAAGCCGAGGCGACCATTCGCCGCCTGGCCATCCGGTCCTGGCGAGCCAAGCGCGCGGCATTTACGGCAGAGCCTCCGGAAAGCGCGGGTTCCAGCCGCCGTAAGAGTCCCGCGCGTCCAGAACCCGCGAACTGTAGAGCACCGCTTCAGCAGGCTGTTCGAGACTTCCTGCTCGGCGAGCAGCCTTCAAAGCCTCGTTGAACATCTCCGCGCACATGACCGCCAACTCGCGGTCAGCTGCCAGCGCCAGCGCAAGGTCCTGCGCCATGGCCCAGCACAGAGCATCTGTAAAGAGCGGATCGAAGTCCGCAACCGCCGTCACGTCTTTGGTGTAAGTCACCGTGACCTTATCGCTATCCGCCACAATCCGGTTACCCATCACCTTGTAGAAGCGCGGCTCTTCGGTCAGCACAACCTTGCCGATGTCCTTGTCTGAAACCACGCCGATAACCGTCAGAAAGTCAGCCGGAAGCTGGAAGTGATACTTCCAGCCCGGCGGCGGCGTGGAAGAAAGCGGCGAAAGCTCGACCCGCGCCGTTGCNAACTGCCACCGGTAGCGCCGAAGCAACGCTGGCCGCTGCATGCGATAAGTCTGCTTGACCGCATCAGCCACACGTCCGGAAGACGTGTCAGAAATCAGGGGCTGTTCCTTCACCCGAAACAGGGCGGTGTTGTAGATATCCAACAGCGTCGCCATGCCCAAGCGCCCCTTTTAGCCGGAAAGCGCAGGGGCTGCCAACGCCAGCCCCTGCGCCCCGAGTTACCTACCTCGCGGCTTCCTCACACGTAGAGGAAGAAGCCACGCAATGTCCCACCAGCCACAAACGTGCCAGAAGCCGCCGGGGCAAGCGCGATGCGAACACCACCGTTACCCCGGATGCTTGCCGGAATGTCCGTCGGCGAGGTGTAGAGCATGCCGCGAGCGACACGATCCACCTCATACAAGCCCGCCGTAGCAAGGTTGACACCGCCCGAACCCCACAGCGTGGTGTCCGTAGCCGCGTCAATCGCCACAAGGTTGCACGCCGTGCCAGTGCCGAAACCCGTCGTAACCTCGATCACACCCCGCACAATCCGTGCATTGAAGGGCATGAGGAAGAGGTTAAGACGGCTCGCGGTAGTCACGGCCACACCGCCGTTCGGCACAGTGTAGGAGAAGGTAGAAACCTTCACCGCGCCGCCGCTCGCCCGGTAAGACACAAGCCCCGGAGCGTTAGTCTGCTCTGGGAAGGCATCACTGAACAGAGTAGCCATAGTTAAGCCTCCTTCTCCCCAGCCTCAGGCGAGCTTCTTAGCGTGAATCCGGACCACACGGACATCCTCCGTCCGAACCGCGCCCCAGGCACCCATGATATAAGCCTGCCACGGGATGGTGCGCAGATCATTTCGACGGCTGATATCCACAGTCGGCTCCTGAGCAACGCCAAACTCAATAGCGTCGTTTCGGAACATGAAAACCCGGTTTGCCGGAGCACCAGAGTCATAGTTGGTGTCCGTAATGTCCGGAATAAGCTCAGTCCGGATGAACTGCATGCCCATCAGGTTCTGAACACTGCCGGTCTCCAGAGCACGCAGCGTGTTGTAATCAGCGCTGGTGATCCGGTTGTCCTCAAGCAGCGAGCGCCAAGCGTTGGCGTTCAGCAACACGATAACCGGGTCATCAGCATTCTCCTGCGCTTCAGAAGCAAGAAGCCTCTCCTTTGCACGCAGGAGGTTATACATGTCCAGCGGAACCGGGTTGTTAGACGAGTTCACGCTGAAAATGCGCTGCGCAGTCGGAAAGTTGACCGTAGTCGCCCCAGTCTTGCCCTCCTGAACCGGCGCATCAAGCGCGTTGATAATCGTGGTATCAATCGCGCGCCCGATGGTAGCGGCCAGCCGCCGAGTGTAGGGAGACTCGAACGAAACAAGGTTGCGCACCTTGTCGTAAGAGTCGAGCAGCGCCACCGAGTCGTAAGCCTTGATATAGCCCCACCGGCGGGTGTGCTCGATCTCGTTCAGAGGCATAGCTGCGAAGCGGTTGGTGATCTCCTGATAGGGAGCACCAGCAAGCCGCTCAACAGTCCAAGCCTCACCACGAACCGTCTCGGTGCGCACAGCGCCCCGAATCCGGCTCATCTGCTGTTCGGCCAGCATCAGCACCGTAGTGCCGAACTGCTGGACGAAACTCCTCTCGATAGTCTGCGACATCTCCTTCGTCTCCTAGCAACATGTTCAACCCGCGCCGCTCGCAGGTATCGCAGTTGCTACGGTATCCACCCCTGCCGGTCGCATCCGGCCGCACATTCCGTCTCAGCAGCCGGGTAGCCCAGAGCCGATGGCGGGCGCAGAACTAGCCCGAACCTTTTGCGGCAGGATGTATTTACTCCTGCCGCAAAGGGCTGTCAACAGGTTTCACTCGCCGACGGCGCGCTTGAACAGTTCCGCCGCCCGGCGCTGTAGCGCGGCCGACTCTTCGCGCCGCCCAGCCCGGTGAGCCTGGAACGCCTGTTCCATCAGCCGCTTGGCCTCAGCCCGCGCTTCCGCCGGATCAACAGGAAGCACCGGCCCCTGGGCCGCGCCCGGGCCAACCTCGGCCGGATACATGGCCTTCGCCACCGCGACCATGGCCTTGACGAAAGCCGGGTTTGCCCCGAGACCGGCCTCAGCGACCGCCTCTTCCAGCCCCAGCGCCGCCACCGCCTTCTTGGCAGC